TGAGCTGGTGATCCTCGTCAACCGCGAGCTGAAGTCATTCCGCGCCCGCTGGCCGGCCGCATCGCCAGAGCCCTGGCTTGATCCTGTGGGGGCGCATCTGGAGGCTGGTTGACGTGGAGAGAAAATTTGACGTAGCTTCACCACAACGAAAAGGGTTCAGAGGCGAGTCGCACAGCGGCCCGCCTTTTTTGTTGCCTTTTCGCGGCTGACCAAGGTGTCGGCAAAACGGTTCCGGGCGGAACCATTTCGGGGGCACCATGACGGGCGTATCGATCCGCTGGGCTGACGATTACCTGCGCCACTATGCCGAGGTGCTGGACAAGGTGAACCGGGAAAACCCGAAGATCCTGCCGCGCATCGTCAACCAGGTGGGTAATCGGGCCAAGACGCAAGTCATCCGCAACCTGACCCGGCAGACTGGTCTGCCGCGCAAGACCATCGTCGCGGCTGTCGGCAATCCTGCCACGGCGCGGGCCAATGGCCGGCTGTCGTACGAGATGACCACGCGGGGCGGCTTCATCCGCCTCAAGTACCTGGCGCCGCGCGAGACGCGGCAGGGCGTGGTGGCCAAGCCATTCGGACAGCCCAAGATCTTCGCTGGGGCGTTCATGCGCGGCGGCCAATGGCCCCGTAGGGTGGCCGTGCCGAAGTTCGGCGGGCATGTCATGCAGCGGCTGGATAGCGCGGGCAGGCGGCTCACCCAGGTGCGGTCGCAGGTGCGCATCCCGCATGAGATGACCGTCGGCGCCACCAAGGCAGCGTTCGAGCGCACGGCCGCGCCACTCCTGCGCAAGCGGGTCGAGGCCATGCTGATCAGGCGCTTCGGCCTCTGACACCCACCCCCTCGGTTGGGTCCTTCCCGGCCTCTGCGTTCGCGCGGGTCGGCGGACTTGCGGGATTTTTCTAGTGCGCGGCTTTGCAAGCGATACACGCATCACACGTGTTTGCACGTGTGGCTGCACGGAAGGCGACACATGTCGGAAGAATGGATCTCCATCACGGATGCGGCCAAGCGCTTGAGCGCGGCTGGGGACGTGGTCGATCGCTCGACCCTGTCGCGCTATGTCGGCCAGCACGCCGAGGCGCTACCCACCCGGCGCGAGGGAAAGTCGAACCTGATCGAATTCGGAACCTTGGCCCAGCACCGGGCCGAGAATATCCGGCTGCAGCAGTCGCGTCGCTCTCCCGAGCCGCCGACTGTGGCGCCGGATGCTGGGCCGCGTCTGCCGACGCAAATCAGTGCGGCGGCGCGTGACAAAGAGGCAGCGGCGGCGCTGCGCGAGCTGGAGCTTGCGCGCGAGCTGCGCCAGATCACCAGCGTGCGCGAAGTTGCGGACGCGGCCCAGACTGCCATCGTGCGCATGCGCGGCGCCTTCGAACGTGCTGTCGAGGGCGAGGCGACAACGCTGGCGCTCAAGCATGGCTGGGATGAACGCAAGGTTCGCCTGGCACTCAAGACTTTCGCCCAGACCGGGCTGGAGGTCTTTCACCGTGAAATGCTCGAACGGATCGACGCCATGCAGCGCGCCGATGATGCCGGCGAGCCGTACCAGGAAGAATTGTCGGTTCTCCAATGAGCTTGCACTTTTCGCTGCGCGAGCAGTTCCCTGCCATGCCACGCGGCGAGCAGGTGCTGTTTGCTGCCCTGGCGAAGGCCAGCAAGCCGATCGAGAACCTGACGATCACCGAATATGCCGAGCGACACCGCAAGGTTTCGCCGGAATCGGGTTCGCCCTGGGCCGGTGACTTCCGCATCAGTCGGACGCCCTATCTGCGCGAACCACAGGATTGCCTGCACCCCGATCACCCCGCACGGCGTGTCACGGCCCGCTGGGCCGCCCAGCTTGGCAAGTCGACCGCGATCGAGAACTGGTTCTGCTACACGGTCGACCAGGCACCCGGCTCGATGATGATCGTGCTGCCGACGCTCGAAGAGGCGACCAAGTTCAACCGGGTCAAGCTGCAGCCGACGATCGAGGCCTCGCCGCGCATCGCCCACAAGGTGCGGCCGGTGAGCAGTCGCGACGAACAGGGATCGACAACGGCGTTCAAGCGCTTCGGCGGCGGCTTCTGCCAGATCGTCAATGCCGGCTCTTCCAAGGGCCTGCAGATGGTCTCGATCAAGAACCTGGCCATGGACGAAGTGACGGGCTATCCGCGCGACGTCGATGGTCGCGGCAGCCCGCGCGACCAGGCGCGAGCCCGACAGAAAATGTACGGTGACCTCGCCAAGGAATGGGAAGGTTCGACGCCCGGCGAAGTCGGCGAGTGCGCGATCACCGAGGATTACGAGGCGGGCGATCAGCGCGAATATTTCGTGCCATGCCCGCGTTGCGGCGACTACCACCCGTTGCGCTTCGACCAGATGCGACCCGCCGATGAGGCGCTCGGCCTTCCCGTGCACATGCGGTGCATGAGCTGTGATGGCGTACTGCTGGACGGTCACAAGCCAGACATGCTCGCCGAGGGCGTCTGGATCCCGCTGCGCGTGGCCGACGACGCCGACGAAAAGGTGCCGACGGTCATCAAGCCAGCTGACCTCGACAAATGGCGGTGTGACCCTTGCGAGGGCCGCTGCCGCGATTGGCAGCCGAGCTATCATCTCTGGGCGGCCTATGCGCCGCGCGAGCGCTGGGCCGAGATCTGGGATCGCTGGGAAAAGGCGCAGGGCGACACAACCAAGCTGCGCACGTTTTCGCAGCAGGATCTGGCGCAGCCATACGATCCGGGCGGCGAGGCCGTCGACTGGGAGAAGATCGCCCAGGCGGCGCGGTCGATCCAACATGTTCGCGGGTCGGTGCCACCCGATGCCGGTCTGATCGTGTCGACCGCCGACGTGCAGAGCTACGGCATCAAGTGGGCGGCCTGGGGGATCGGCCCGCGTGAGCAGATGTATCTGCTCGACCGGGAAGTGTTCGAAGGGTCGCCAGACCAGACCGATGAGCCGTGGATCGCCTTGGCCGATGCGCTCGGGCGGACCTATCGCGCCGGCAGTGGCGAGCGAGGAATTGACCTCTCGGGCGTCGACTCCGGCTATGCGACAAACCGCGTTTATCTGTTCACGCGGGCACGCCCGAACGTGTTCGCCCTTGACGGCCGTCCACGTAAGGCCGGTGCTGCCTGGCTCGGCAGCCCGACCAAGCAGACGGTCAAGGATCAACGCGGCCGCGCTATCGCCAAGGCCCTGGTCTATCCGGTCTATGGCCACGACATTAAGTCGGCGGTGATGGCTGGTCTCGCCAATCTGGTGGCTGGCCCGAGCGCCACCGGTCAGTGGCCACGCAACACGTTGCACCTGTCGCCGGAACTGGCCGACGAAAACTTCATCAAGGAACTGACGGCCGAACGGCTGGTCGATCCGGATGAAGAGGCGCGCAATTCGGTGTCGCGCCGGGCGCGCCATCTGATCAACCCGCACAAGCCGCGCGAGTGGAAAAAGATCGTCGGGCGGCAAAACGACTGGCTCGACGTCGCCGTGTACGCCAAGGCGCTCGCCTGGCACCTGCAGGCCCGCATGCGGCTCAATGAGCAGCTGTGGGCCGAACTGCTGCTGGCCGTTCACGGTCAACCGCAAACGCCCGATCTCTTCGACAGCAGCAATGGCCCGTTCGAGCCAAAGGCCGTCGAGGCGCCCACCGTCAAGCCAGCGATCGCCAAGAGCGACTGGATCTAGGGAAGCAAGACCATGACGATCGACGAACAGATCGCTGCCCTTGAGGAAGCGATCGGCAGCGGCGTGCGCCGCGTGGTGACCCAATCCAACGGGGTGCGCACCGAGATCGAATATCAGTCGCTCGATGCCATGCAGACTGCTCTCGCCAACCTCAAGGCGCGGCAGAGCAAGGCGCCGCGCACAATCCTTGCGGGGTTCTGATGGATTTCAAGCTCAACCTGCTCGACCGGGCGATTGGCTATCTCTCGCCGGCGACGGCGGTGAAGCGTGTCGCCCGCCGCGCCATGATGGCCGAGCTGCAGCGCGGCTATTCCGGCGCCGATCGTGGCCGGTTCCGGGGTGGATGGCAGACCCGCGCCACTTCGGCCGACACCGAGATTGCTGCGGCCGGCCAGCTGCTGCGCGACCGCATGCGCGACCTTGTGCGCAACAATCCGCTGGCGGCCAATGCCGTCGCCCTGATGGTCACCCATGCCATCGGTGACGGCATCGTGCCGGTGTTCAAGGATCCAAAGGTCAAGGCGGTGTTCGACCGTTGGGCCAAGCGGGTCAACTTCTACGGGGTGCAGGCCCTCGCCGTCCGCGAAATGATCGAGGGCGGCGAAGGCCTGGTGCGCCGGGAATGGCTGCCCATGGGGTCGGCCGAAGTGCCCCTGCAGCTGCAGGTGCTCGAAGCTGACCAGATCGACAGCCGCAAGGATGCCAGTTTCGGAGGCGCGGGCCAGAACGCGATCCAAGGGATCGAGATCGAGAACGGCCGGCCAAGAGCGTATTGGCTGTTCAAGGAACATCCCGGCAGCAAGCTGCTTGGTGGCATGGGCGCCCTGCTCTCAACGGCCGTGCCGGCCAGCGAGATCGCCCATGTGTTCGAAAAGCAGCGCACCCAGGTGCGCGGCGTTCCTTGGGGTGCGCCGGCGATTGCAAACCTGCACGACCTCGAAGAGTACAAGGTCGCCGAGCGGATGCGAAAGCGGCTGGAGGCCTGTCTGGTCGGCATCATGACCGGTGGCGAAGCCGATGACGCGATTGGGATTCTGCCAGCAGCCGGGCAAGCACCGGGGATTTATGACGTTCACGGCCAGCGGGTCGAGAAGTTCGCGCCCGGCATGTTCTACAACGCTGTCGGTGGCCGTGACGTCAAGTTTACGCAGCCGGCCGCGACCGGTGACTATCCGAGCTATGTGGAATCGGAAGAGCACGCGATCGCCGCTGGCTTTCGCATGCCGCACTTCATTCTGACCGGGCGCCTCGACCAGGTAAACTATTCGTCCAGCAAGGTGGGGATCGAAGTTTTCAAGCGCGAGATCTCGCAGCTGCAATGGCTGTCGATCATTCCGATGCTGTGCGAACCGATGATCGGCTGGTTTCTCGATGCGGCCTGGCTCGCCGGCGCCATCGACAGCACAAATGTCGAATACGACTGGGTTCCGCCCCGGTTCTATTCGGCCGATCCGATGCGCGACCTCAATGCCCAGAAGGCCGAGGTGCGCGCCGGCTTCAAGTCCTGGTCGGCGGCTGTCGCCGAACGGGGCGAGGATCCGGAAGCAACGGCCCAGCAGCTCGCCGACGACAACAATCGGTTCGACAAGCTCGGGCTCGTGCTGGACGTCGACCCACGGACCATGTCGCAGGCCGGGCAGCTCCAGAAGCCGCCCTCGGCGCCGTCCGATAAACCGAAGGAAAAAGAGGAATGACCCTGTCGTCTCTTCCCATGCAGGTGCGCGCCTTTGCCAGCACCAACCAGGTCGACCCGGACAAGCGGACGGTCGAAGTGGTCTTTGCCACCGAAACCCCGGTTCGCCGCCGCCGCTATGAAGGCTGGGAAAGGGTGATCGACTTTGACGAGATCCTGACCATCAGCAAGTCGGCGATCGACTTCACCCGGCTCAATGCCGGCGCTCCGGTTCTCGACAGCCATGCACGCTATTCGACCAGCAGCCAGCGTGGCGTGGTCGACAAGGCTTGGATCGATGGCACCGAAGCGCGCGCCCTGCTGCGCTTTCCCGCTGCCGGCATCGATCAGGATGCCGACCGGCTGTTCGGCCTGATCGCCGACGGCATCGTGCGTAATGTTTCGGCCGGCTACACGCTACAGAAGATCAAGATCATCGAGCCGGAAAAGCGCGGCGAGGTGCAGAAGGTCATTGCCCAGCGTTGGACCCCCACCGAGATCTCTTTCGTCACCGTGCCCGCCGATCACGCCTCGGGCGTGCGGGCCGATGATCCTAAGCAGCTCTTCGACGTCGAGCTGGACAATTCTGCTGCTGCGGTCGCTGCCGCCCGCATGCGCATGCGTCAGGCCCAACTGGCCTAGCGCACCTCCCTTTACGGTCAGTCGGGCAGTTCCGCCTGCCGCTGCCGCCTGTCAGGCGGATGCCTTTTCGCGCCCTTAGGCAAGGCACTCTCATGAGGAAACAGGATGAAGACCCTCAAGCAGTTGCGGGCTGAGCGCGATACTCTCACGTCGCAGGCATCGGCCAAGATCAAGGAAATCACCGACGGCATGGACGCTGAAAAGGTCCGGTCCATCGAAGAAGAGCACGAAGGCCTGCTCGGCCAGATCCGTGCGCTGTCGATGGAAATCAAACAGCGTGAAGCTGCCGGCGAGACTGATGACGACAGTGGCGAAGGCCGTCAGGCTCCGGTCGACGCCGAGGCCACCCGTGCCGCCGAAACCACTCGCGTCACCGCGATCATGGATATGGCCGAACGCGCAGGGCGTAATGATCTGGTCCGCGCAGCCATTGCGGGCAACGTCACCGTCGATGCTTTCCGCGCCCAGTTGTTCGACCAACTGGTCGGCACCCAGGCGCCGGTCAACGGCAACACCCGCGTGCAGGTTGGCACTGACGCCACCGAGACCACCCGCGCGGCCATGACCGAGGCGCTCTCCTATGGCCTGGGCGTCCGCGTTCCGGAAGCCGGGCCGTCCGAAGCTGCCCGCCAGTTCATGGGGCGCGGCGTGATCGACCTCGCCGCCGAGAGCATCAACTATCGCGGCGGCCGCATTCTCAACGCCCGCCAGATCGACGAAATCATGACCCGTGCTTCGCACTCGACTTCGGATTTCCCGGCGATCTTCGAAAACGCCCTCAACCGCACCCTCGAAGGCCGCTATGCCCTGGCGCAGCCGACCTTCAAGCCGTTCACCCGGCAGCGCAACTATCGCGATTTCCGGCCGCACACTTCGGTGAGCGTCGGCGACTTCCCGATGCTGCAGAAGGTGCTGGAGACCGGCGAGATCAAGGCCGGCACCTTCGGGGAAGGCAAGGAAACCACCCAGGCCTTCAGCTATGCGCGGCGGATCCAGATCACCCGACAGATGCTGATCAATGATGACCTGGGGGCGATCGCTGATCTGCTGTCGAGCTATGGTGCGACGGTGGCCCTGTTCGAGGAAATCACCTTCTACTCGCTGGCCTTCAACGCGAAGCTGGCCGACGGCAAGACGGTGTTCCATGCCGATCACAATAACATCGGCACGGCGAGCGTCATCGACGTCGACAACATCGGCAAGGGCCGGGCGGCCATGGGCAAGCAGAAGTCCAAGGATGGCAATCCGCTGCTTTCCAACAGCCCGCGCTTCCTGCTGACCGGCCCCGACAAATCGACCGAAGCTGAGAAGCTGCTGGCGACGATCACGCCGGCGACGGCAAGCGCTGTGAACCCGTTCTCGGGCAAGCTTCAGCCGATCGAAACCAGCCAGATCGAGGGTAATGCTTGGCATCTGATCGGCGCACCTGAGATGGGCAGCAACTGGCGTTGGGGTTACCTCGAAGGCTACGAGGCGCCGCGCGTGCGAATGGAAGAGCCGTTCGGCACCCAGGGCTTCGGCATGTCGGTCGAGCACGACTTCGGTTGTGGCGCCGTCGATTCCCGCTTCGCCTGGAAGAACGCCGGCCTGTAACGCGGCCTAGCTCCTGACTGTCGGCCGCGCCTTTGTTGAGCGCGGCCGATCGGGCTTTCCCAACATCACAGATCCAAGGGGATCAGAATGAAGAACTTCCTTTCGAGCGGTGCGACCGTCACCGTTACCACTGCCGGCGCCAAGACGTCGGGCAGTGTCTATTTTGCCGGCGACATCGGCGGCGTGGCCGGTCATGACGCCGCTGCCAGTGAGCCGGTCGTGCTGCACCTGGTCGGCGTGTTCCAGTTGCCCAAGGCGACTGGGCAGGCCTGGACCGTCGGTGCCAAGCTCTATTGGGATGCCGGCAATTCTGTCTGCACGACCGACGACAATACCGGCGCCAATAAGGCGATTGGCCACGCGGTTGAAGCCGCCCTGACCGCTGACACGGTCGGCACCGTTCGCCTGTCGAACTAACCGCCATGGCGAACTGGCAGAACCTGACAGCGATGGCGACCCGGACGGCCGACCGACTGTTCGGGGAGCCGGTTCGCCTTTCCTTTCTCAAGGGCGGCCTTGAGGATCCCGGCCGGCCCATGCTGGATCTTCGGGCGCAGCTCCATCTGCCCGGTGAAAGTGACGTGGTGCCGTCGCGCAGCAATTCGTCTTTCACCACGCACTTGGTGGGCGGCACCGGCCTGCTGATCATTCAGAAGGCCAGTTTCAACGGCATTTTGAAACAGGGTGACAAGGTGCGGGCAGATGCCCGCGACGGCCAGCCCTGGTTCGAAATCGGCACGGTCGACGCCAATGGCGCCGGTCAGATCGTCGCGCAGATCTCGCTATCCACCAAGGCGAGACCCGCGCCCTAGTTCAACGTTCGAAGCGAGGCCAACATGCTGACACGCATCGCGCTGCGCGTTGCCGTGCAGGAAGCCCTTCGCGGCGCCACCCTCGCCGGTGACAATGTGCTGGACAGCCAGTTCACGGCCCTCGACCTCGATGCCGACGGCGCCCTGCGAACAGATCAGGATCGACCCTTCATCTCGGTCTATACCGATGGCGGGCGGGTCGGTGCGGGCAATGGATTCCTGTCGCTATTTGGCGACGATCCAACGGTTGAGCTAGTAATCGAAGCCGGTATCTCGGCCGCCATGCTCGAACAGGATCCTGAAACCGGGGTGACCTCAATCATCGGCGTCGGACTGCCAGACACAGACGCCAATATGGAGCTGTCGCTCGATCTGATGATGCGGCAGGTTGCCGATGCCCTGGTCGCGCCAGACAGTCTCTGGGCCGACCTGGCACGCGAGCTGATGGGCGACGTCTCCGGCATCGAGCGCTCGCGCATCGGCCAGAAACAAAACGGCACGCGCGTGGCGGCACAGGAAGTCCGGATCACGGCCGGCCTGCTTGCCGATCCGGTTCGTGGCGCGGATTTGACTGGCAGCATCTATGCACGGTTTCTGACGGCCCTGGCCGATAGCGCTGATGCGCGGCTGGCCAAGATCAAGCTGGCCTTCGAGGCCGCCCTGGCGGGCACTGCCGTCGACTGGCAGCTGGTGCAGCGCGAGCTTGGCCTGACCGACGGCCAGTCCGTAGCGCTCGGCGGCCGCCCCCTGGCGACAGGCGAGAGCGGCGAAGTGCCGACGATCGAAACCGTCACCGTCGAGGTTGAGCCATCATGATCTCGGAAATCATCGCGCAGCGGGCCGATATTGAGCAGCTCAAGAGCCTCTTCGGCCGGGCGCTCCGGGTTGGGCCGGTGGCCATCGTGGATCCGGAGAAAGGCTTTCGCATCAAGCTCGGTGACGGGCCAGATGGGCAGCCCTATCTCTCGCCCTTCTATCCGCATCCGGAATCTGGCGGCGCGACCTCGACCTGGGCGCCATTGAGCGAGGGGCAGATTGTCGGGCTCATCAATCCCGGTGGCGATCCCCGTCGCGGCGTTCTGCTGCGTGGCGGTTTCTCGGATGCCAATCCGCCGCCCAGCCAGAGCCTTGACGAAAACAAGCTGCAGTTCGGCGGGGTGACGATCACCATCGGCAAGGGTGGCGACGTGACGATCGATGCCACGACCAATGTCCTGGTGAACGCCCCCAAGATCGAGCTGGGCGGCGAAGGCGGCAAGAAGGTCGCCCGGATCGGCGACAAAGTGAATGTCGGTTCCGGTTCATCGGCGGGCCTCTGGCCGATCGTCGAAGGATCCGACGTGGTTTTTGCAGTCTAGGAGAGCAAGCCATGAAAAAGCTCTATGTGGTGGCGCCCGGCGTCACCCAGATCAATGGCGCCCCGGTGCCCAGCAATCGGCGCGTAGCGCTCACCGAGGCCGAGGCGCTATATGATCTCGGCCACGGCCGCCTGACGCCGGCGCCAGCCCGCAAGCCGCCCCGAACCAAGGCCGCCAAATGAGCGGCGTTGACCGGCATACCGGCAAAATGGTCGACGGCTACAGCTCGGCCCTGCAATCGGTCGAGGTGATCTTCACCACGCGGATCGGCGAGCGCGTCATGCGGCGCCACTTCGGTGCCGGTCTCGCCGAGCTGCTAGGCCGGGCCACGACCCCGGCCCTGTTTGCAGCGTGGAAAACGCTGATCGCCGTCGGCATTGATCTTTGGGAGCCGCGCTTTCGCGTGCGCGCTGTCCTGATCTCGGCCACGCCTGCAGAGCTGCGGCTGGGCAATGCGGGCATTCAAGTTCTGGTCGACTGGCGCCCTCGCGCGCTTGCCGGCGACCTTTCCGTAGCAAGCACGCGCAGCTTCACCATTCGCCTGGGGGAGCGCGTCACGATCAACTAGGGGTGCCTCGATGGCCGAACTGCCCGCCGAACTTGCGAACCTGCCGCTGCCGGTCATCATCGAGCAGATCAGCTATGAAGATCGCTATGCCGCCTTCCGCGCACAGCTGGTGGCAATCTTTGCGGCCGCAGGGATCGACTATGACGTCGAGGATCTGGAAACCGATCCGGCGCAGATCCTGCTGCAGACGGCCAGCTATAGCGACCTCCTGCTGCGCCAGCGGATCAATGAGGCCATTCGGGCAAACCTCCTGGCCTTCGCCAATGGCAGCGATCTCGACCACCTGGCGCAGTTCTATGATGTGACACGCCTGACCGGCGAAACCGATGCCGCTTTGCGCGTGCGCGTGGTGCTGGCGATCCGCGGTCGATCGACGGGCGGCACCGAGCCGCGCTATCGCTCGGTGGCCCTCGGCGCCGACGCGCGGGTTGCCGATGCTGCGGTCTATACCGTCGGACGGGATCCGACCGTGCATGTGGCGGTGTTCTCCACCGACAATGCCGGCGTTGCTGACGTGGCGCTGCTGGCAAAGGTGGATGCCGCCCTGCAGGCTCCGGCCGTGCGCATGGTCAATGATCGGATCGTCGTCGCGGCCGCCTCGCGCGTTGCCATGCCGGTGACGGCCAATGTCTGGCTGCTGCCGGAAACGTCTGCAGCAATCGTCGATCAGATGACAGCAAAACTGAGCGCAGCCTGGGCTGCCCAGATGGGGCTCGGCCGTGACGTCACAAGATCCTGGCTGATCGCCAACCTGATGATCGACGGGGTGCAGCGCGTGGAGATCCTCGCGCCGGCCGCTGACGTCATTGTGCCATTCAACCAGGCGGCCGCGCTTGGGGCGGTCACCCTCAACACGATTGGCAGAGCATTCTGATGTTGAGCGATTTGCTGCCGGGCAATGCCACGGATTGGGAACGCGCCCTGGCCGAGGCGCTCGACACCAACCAATCGGTGTCGCCGGCCATTGTTGCCATTCGCGGCACCAAGCTCTTGGCGCCGCCGCCATCGTTCCTGCCCTTCCTCATCTATGAGTATGGGCTGGGCGAGCTGACGCCTTACGTGCCCAATCTCTATGAGCTGATCGCGGAAGGGATCGACTGGCAGCGTGTCCGGGGGACGCCAGCCGCCATTGACCTTGCCCTGGCCTGGCTGGGCTATGAAGGCATTGTCGATGAGGCCAGCTCGCTGCGGCGGTATTGGAACCTGTTCCAGCTTCACCTCGATCGCGTCCGAGACGCGCGCGCGGATCTCGAACGGATCGCCGGCGTGGCCAAGCTTTCGGTGCCCAGGCGCTCGGTGTTCTGGCGGGGCTATCACGGTCTCGACATACGGCCGCTGACCCTTTCCGAAAGCCATTGGGGCGAAGCGCATTATGGCGAGTTTTCCGGTCGGCGCCTCGAAGAGGGCGGGCCGCTCTGGTCTTTCGGCCGGAGCTATGAGTTCGACCATACCCTGGCTGAGGCCGACCTGGTCGAACTGGGGGTTTGGTTGGAGCCGGTCGCCGATGAGGATCTAGGCTGGGGCGACTTCAGTTGGGACAGTACCGAGGCCAGCTGGGAATCGAGTGCTGTGCGCGCCCGATCCGAAGCCATGGCATCGGGCGCGATCGGCCGGCCGATCTGGTTCGCTTTCTTCGACGAAGGGGGCGACGTGATCGGATATCGGCGTGCCCGCGCGAGCTGGGTGGTCGCGCCGGAGACAGGCGGCCCCTACCGGGTCGGCGGCGCCGACTATGCGCCGGTGCCCAGTGCCGACATTCGGATCTATGCCGAATGCCAGACCGGCTTTGGTGACGGCGACGGCAGTGTCGCCCACTCGTTTGGACTGGTGTTCGACGCCGTGCCCAGCGATCCGGCTGCGCCTGGCCTGCTGTGGCTGGCGCCCGGTGAAATCTCTGGCGGCACCGAACCGGTGGCCGTCTCGCCGATCGATATCGCCTTTGGCGAAACCATTCGCGAGCGCGTCAAAGTGCTTTTGCGGTTCTAGGGACATACGACATGGCTTTTGAAGTTCCCGGCGTGCCTGCGGCTTATGACCGTGGGCCGAGCCGGCCAAACACGTCCGGGGTGATCTTTCGCGAGGGCGAGCAGTATTACACCCAAGGCGCCGAGCTGAATGAAGTTCAAACCATTCTGCGCTCGCGCGGCCAGCGGATCTCGGATCGCGTCATCAAGGATGGCGACCGGATCGAGGGTGCCGACGTCAATATCGACTTCGACAATGGCGTCGTGCATGTGTTCCCCGGCCGGATCTATATCGAGGGCGATATCTATCCGATCGAGGAAGCCTATCTCGCCGACGTGCCGATGGTCGGCGAGGTGACGATCGGCGTCCGGGTGATCCGTACCGTTGTCACCGAAGTCGAGGATCCGACCCTCACCGGGCTCCACCCCGGCTCGGCCGCCGAGGGCGAACCGGGTGCGGCCCGGCAGCAGATCGCATTGAGCTGGGGCTTTTCCGGCGACGGCCAGGAGGGTGACCTTTATTCGGTCTATCGGCTGCTCGACGGGACGGTCATCACCCAGGTGGCGCCGCCTGCGCTGTCGGGGATCATGGCCCAGATCGCGCCCTATGATTTCGACCTCAACGGGCACTACATCGTCGATGGCTGCGAAGTCACCGCCCTCGGCCTCAATGGCGCCGACCAGGTGTTTTCGATCAACGCGGGCACGGCCAATATTCTGGGTTACAAGCGGATCCGCGAAACTGCCTTCACCATGCAGGTGACAGAGGATCCGTCGCTTGAACTGATCTCGGGCGAAACCCACACCTTTACCGGCGCCACCGGCACCTCGACCACGGTGGCGGTCAACCGCGGCCCGATCGCGGCGCTCAACTTTGCCGTGGTGGTCAAGCGCGCCGTCGAAACCGTGGTGCGCGGCGGCTCGCCCGGTGGCATCGACGCGCTGCTCATGGCCGGCGCCTTCGAGATCGAGAGCGTCGTGCAGGGTGGCACGACCTTTGACCCGTCGACCTATGCCCTTGCCGGCAATGGCATCAGCTGGGGTCCGGCTGGCGCCGAGCCGGTTGGCGCCTCGACCTATACCGTGACGTATCTCTACAATGTCTCGGTGCTGGACACCGCTACGCACACGGCCACCGAAGTGACCGTGCAGGGTGGGGTCAATGGGAAGCCGATCATTCTGGGCTACAGCTCCAAGCTGCCCCGCATCGATCTCATTTGCCTCGACATTGCAGGCCGTCCGGCTTGCGTGAAGGGGGTCTCGGCCCGTCGTGGTGCCCTGCCGCCGACCGTGCCGGGTAACCTGCTCAAGCTGGCCGAAGTGCATAACAGCTGGCTGGGCCCTCCGGTCATCGTCAACAATGGCACGCGCAATGTCACCCAGGACGATCACCGGCGCTATTATGCGCTGCTGATCAAGGTGGCTGAGCAGGTCGATCGTTGGGCCATGTCTTCGAACGAAGTGCGCCTTTCGGGCACACCGGTCTCGAAGCGCGGGATCTTCACCGACACCTTTGTCGATGACTTCTACCGCGACCCTGGCGCTGCACAGTCGGCGGCCGTCAACCGTGGCGTGCTACAGCTGGCGATCGACAATGTGCTGCTCGATATCGTCCTGGGGGACGTGATCACGCTGCCCTATGTCGAAGAGATCGTCGTATCTCAGCCGCAGCGCACCAGCGTGTCGCTGATCAACCCATACGACAATTTCATTCCCATGCCTGCGGGGATGAAGATCCAGCCGGCCGCCTATTTCTGGACGGAACGGGCGGTCGAATGGACGTCGCCGGTGACACAGGAATTCACGGCGGCGCCAAACGTGCCGCCCGGCCAGACCGTGTTCGACGAAGTGGCGGCGACCAGGCAGGAAGCTGCCCGGGTGCTGGCGCAGATCGAGGTGGCGGTGACGCTCGAAGGTTTCGGGGTCGGTGAGGAGCTGGCCACGCTGACCTTCGACGGTCGCAACGTGAAACCAGCCGGCACCCAGACGGCCGACGCCAATGGCGAGATCGCACTGACCTTCACCATCCCGGCCAATGTGCCGGTCGGGCGCAGGTTGGTGCGGGCTACTGGCGCGGCCGACAGTTTCGCGGAAGCGATCTTTGTCGGCGAAGGCCAGATCGACGTCTCGATCATGCGCCGGGTGACCCTGGTGACGCGCGCGGCTCCGCCGCCCGTGGTGATCGTCAACAACACGATCGTCAACAATGTCACCCAGGTGATCAACCAGGTGGTCAATCCGAACACGGGGGGCAATAACGACCCGCTGGCGCAGAGCTTCCGGGTGCCCGCGCCTCGGTTCATTGTTGGCGTCAACTTCTGGATCGAGGCTGTGGGCTCGCCGCTAAATGCGGTGCGCGTGCAGCTGGCGACCATGGCCAACGGCTTTCCGACCACCGAGGTGTTGGCCGAGGCCTTTGTGTCGATGGCGATGGTCGAGCCAGGCGACAAGATCGAGGCGCGCTTTGCGGCCCCGGTCTATCTCGACCCGATGCGGCTCTATTGCTTCGTCATCCTCACCTCGGATGGCGAGCATGCGGTCTCGACCTCTCGCCTCGGCGACGTGTTCGGATCCGGGGCCAATCAGGAGCGGGTATCGTCGCAGCCCTATACGATCGGGGACATGTTCAGTTCGTCCAACCGGGTGAGCTGGCAGGTGCATCCGGATGAAGACATCGCCTTCGAAATAGTCGGTGCCAAATTCACGGCCACCAGCCTGGTGCAGAATCTCTGGACCGGGGCGCTCGACACGATCAGCGATTTCCTGGTGAGGGGTTCGATCGAGATCCCGTCACAAGAGGCGGGCTTCCGCTATGAGCTGGTGCGGGCCGACAGCTCGGTCATACCGCTGGCAGCGGGGCAGAATCACGAATTCTCCGGCTATGTGTCGGAGACCGTGACGCTGCGCGCGGTGCTTGCGGGGACCGAGACGATCTCGCCGGTGCTCTATCCGGGCACAATGATCGCAGGTGGCCGGATTCGTGCGACCGGCACCTATGTCACGCGCGCCTTCGAAATCGGCGTCAGTAAGACGGTGTCGGCGCTGTTCGCGGCCTTTCTGGGCTCGGGTGGCACGGTCGCGGTCGAAGTGGATGCCGGCGACGACAACTGGGTCGATCTGGACCTCGACAGCACTTTCACGCTGGGTGAGGGCTGGGTCGAACCCAAATTTGAGCTGGCGAGCTACTCGGCCGCCGAAGGGCGCTTGCGCGTCACGATGACCGGTGGGCCTGACAGCCGCACTTCCATTGCCGCCCTGCGCGGCTATTCCGTCTAGATCTAGGAGTTCGAGCGAATGGCGACGACGCCCAATCGCGGCTATCAGCTGCCGGCGCCCGGTAGCAAGCTCAAAGACGACGTGCTTCGGCTGATCGCGGCACTTGGCGCGATCGACACCGATGTGGCAAACCTGCTGCTGGCCCTGGCCGGCAAATCCGACCTCGGTCATGGCCACGCCATGGCCGAGATCGCCGGCCTGGTCGCTGCGCTCGGCAATAAGCTGGACGTGGGATATCACGATGCCCTCGCCAATCTGACCGACGTGGACGTCGCCGGCGTGGCCAATGGCATGGCGCTGTTGCGGCAGGCCAGCAAGTGGATCCCGGTCGCCCTGCAGATCAACAATATTGCCGGGCTTGAAACCGCCCTCAATGGGAAGGCTACACCGGCCGATATCACGGCCGCCATCAATGCCCTGGTGGGGGCCGCGCCCGGCGCACTCGACACGCTCAATGAGCTGGCGACGGCTCTAGGGAACGATCCGGACTTTGCGACGACGATCACAAACGCCTTGGCGGGGAAGCAGCCGCTGGATTCTGACCTGACTGCTATCGCGGCCCTGGCGACGACTGCCTTTGGCCGGGGCCTGCTTACTTTGGCCGATGCCGCAGCATCGCGGACCTACATCGGCGCACATGATGCGACGAACCTAACAACGGGAACACTACCCACAGCTAGGCTGCCCGCAGACGCCTACAAGCGGACCAACATATTGACGACCCCCACCCACGTGTCGGGAGTCCCAACGGGAGGCATCCTCGCCCGAGGTGACAATGCGAACGGCTCGTGGATCATGTTTGCCAACGGCACTCTGATCTGCTCGCGGCAAGGCATAACCATGTCGAAATCGACTGGTACGACATGGGTGAGTTCCTCGCTGACCTGGCCTATGGCCTTCGCTGCAGGCAACACGGTTCATGCGCTAGCATCAATGGGTGTGCCCACGTCCAACCAGCTCTCCATTTGCGCAATTCACCCAGATCTCTCGACTTACGCGATTTACATCAACTCCACTGATGCGCTCACGAGCCAACAGCTCCATGTTGTCGGTATTGGAAGGTGGTTCTAGCAATGAATATCGAACTGTCGCCGCAAGTCCGGCTCGACACGCTATCGGTCACGGTCGATGGCGAGGTGATCACGGTCAACGGAGCCTTGCTCGACCTGTCGGGCATTCCAGACGGCTATCGCCTTCCTGCCGAAGCCTTCGAGAGCGCCTATGTTCTGGGTGCTTATCGCGAGGGTGGGGTCTTGTCCGTCGCGTTGATCATGCCATGTTCGCCGGACGAAGCCCGGCAATCTGTCCTCTTTCCCGAAACAATCGTCGCCAGCAATGGACCGGTGACGCTCCCAACCAGTGCGGAGGGCTAGCGCTAGTGAGTGCTGTAAATTTGTCTCTGCTCACTCCCTTGGTTCCGGCATCGAACCCCTACCTGCCGCTCAAGCCCTATCAATTCTGGGGGGCCGTGCGCGCCACCGGCCACGAGATCGACCTGCATGCCTGGGTCGATACGATTGCCGATCCGGTGCAGAAGGGCATCGCCTCGGCCATGCTGGAATTCAGCCTCGAATTCCGGCGCGACCATCCGCTGATCGAGGCGGCGCGGATCCATCTCGGCATGACCGAAACCGAGCTGAACGATCTCTGGCTCTGGGGGCTGACGCTGTGAGCAGTTTCACCGATCCGCTGGTGATCACACCGGACGAAAAGGGGCGCTACCGAACGGAGCGCCCCTTTTCTTTTGACCTCGGCGTCAAGGGCTCCGGCCTGCGCGTCACCGTGCCGGCCGGCTATGTCACCGACCTCGCCTCGGTGCCCCGCTGGCTTTGGTGGCTCTTCGCCCCGTTCGATCCGCAATACGCGGCTGCGGCCGTGCTGCACGACTATCTGCGCTCCTGGGCGGGCTTCGATCCGCTCACAGCGCACACGACCTTTCTCGACGCCCTGGTGATCCTCGGCGTCGAGCGCTGGAAGGCGGTGGCCATGTTCCTGGCCGTCGTCATCTTCGACAGCGCGCGGCGCTGACCCTCAAACCACACCAAAGGAGACCACCCGATGACCGCACCGGTTTTCGGCATGCAATTCTCGCGCCCTGAAACAGAGGCGTTGCCAGCACTGGGGGCCGATTTCTCGAAAGCCCTGGTGATCGAGACCTCGGAAGATGCCGTCGCGCTCACCTATCCGCTCGACACTCCGGTGCGGATCTCGACCAGCGATGCCGCCAAGGTCGCCGACCTTGGCACTGGCCTGCTGGCCGATGCCGTCAAAGCCATCCATGCCCAGCTCTCGGGCATCAACGGTGGCGCCGACGTGACGGTGATCCGCGTCAAGGAAGAGGCCACGGTCGCCCTGACCGTCGCCAATATCGTCGCCGCCCTGGCCCCGACCTCGGTTGCGGAAATCGCCTCGGCCACCGGCGCAACGCCCCGCCTGATCTGGGTCGGCCGCACCAGCTGGCAGGCCGATGCGGAAACCCCGAACCCGATCTGGGCAGCGCTGCCCGTGGCCTGCGAAAAGCTGCTGGCCGTGGCAGTGGTCGATGTGGATCCCGATGACAAGGATGACGCGATCACGCAGCGCGAGGCGTTCAATTCCGAGCGCATCCTGCCGATCGGCGTGGCCGCCCGTGTCTATGAGGGCGTCTCGCTGGTGACCCGCGCCATGGGGCCGCGCATCCTCGGCCTGATGATCCGCGTCGATAACCTCTTCGAAGGCAAGCCCTTCAACCCCTTCGCCAATAGGGCGGTGCTGGGCCTTTCGGGGGTCTCGCGCAAAATCCCGTTCTCGCTGCTCGACGGTTCGACCGAAGGTCAGCAGATGCTGGAAAGCGAAGTATCGATCGTGGTGCAGGGCGAAACCGGCGTTGACGGCGCGGTCGCCGATGGCGGCCACGTGTTCGTGGGCACCGACAACACTACGACGGGCGAGCTGTGGAAACAGATCCACCAGGTGCGCGGGGCCGACTATCTCACGGTCAAGATCATGGAGATCACCCGGCCGTTTCTGGGCAGGAAGATCTCGGCGGATTCGGTCGAGGCGTGGATCAACTCGATCAAGTTCATGCTGCGCGACCACAAGGTCGACCAGGATATCATCGGCTATGACGTGCAGTTCCGCGCCGACAAGAACAGCCCTGAATCCATCCGCCTCGGTCATTTGACCGTCAATCTCGGGATCGAACCGGTGTCGGCCTTCAAGGTCGCCAACCATGAAGTGGCGCGCTACCGCCCGGCCCTCGACGCACTGGTCGGCGAGATCATCGCCCGCCTCAATTCGGTCGCCGCCTAAGGCGCCGGTCGCACCCTCGCCAGCCAGCGGATCCGCTGGCTGGCTTGCATCCGTTCATCAATGAGGATTTGAAATGCAGCCGCTCTATCAGCTGACTGCCGTCGACGTGCGCCGGGCCGAGGAAGCCGGCACCTCGCGTGCCACCGTGATCTCCAAACTTGCCCTGCCGGGCCTGACCTTTGCCGGCGCCGAGCATTCGCCCGGTGGCGGCGTCATGGCCGTCAAGTTCGCCCAGCCCCGGCTTGAGGTGATCGAGCCCAAGTTCGAGGTCAAGGGCCTCGACCTCGACGTGTTCCGGGGCCTCGGCGTCCGCGACCGCTGGGTGTTCGCGGCGGCCTATCGCGAAAAGAAGCCGGGGGGCGGATCCACGGTCGGCGCCCGCGCCGTCATCGAGGGCGCGATCTCGGTCTGGGAGCCGGACGAAAGCGACCCGGCCGAGTTTCAGGGCTGCAATCACACCTTTTCCGAGGTGACCCATTACGAGCTGACACTGGGCGGCCAGGAGCTGTTCTATGTCGACTTCTTCGAGCGGGTGCTGCGCGTCAACGGCGTGGACATGTTCGAGGAAGAGCGCCGGGCGCTGGGGGCTTAGCACATGACGGAAGCACCGACCCTCACCCTTGCCCATCCCGTCACCGTCGAGGGGAAAACCTATACCAGCTTCACCCTGCGCCGCATGAAAGCGCGTGACGCCCTGGTCGCCGAAGATGAGACCAACAAGGTCATGGCCGGGTATCTCATGTTTGCCGCTCTCGCCGGCGTCCCCGTCGAGGTGATCCTCGAGCTGGACATGGAAGACCTGACCGAGCTGGGCGTGAAGGTGGCGCCCCTGATGGGAAAGCGTGGGGCGGCTCTGCTGGAGAAGCTGGGAGCGGAAGCCGACCAGTCGCCTGGCGAGACGTAATCCTCTCGGTCGCGCGGCACACCCACACCTCGATCGACAGTGTCGAGGATTGGGAGATCGACAAGCTGATCAGCTACTCGAAAAGCCTCGGCCGCCAGCTCAAGCGCGAGCGGCCGAAACGGTGATCATCGAAGGGCCGAACCGCTTGCAAGCGGTTCGGCCATGCGGGCATTTCACTCGGCAGTCGGGGTGTTTTGCCATGCCTCAAGCGCGGTGCAGGCTTCCTGTGGTGTTGCGTAGCGAGAAGAAATGCGGGCGCGAACAGTTTCACGGGCAGCATCTACGTCGTGAACAGTGCTGCCGTTTATGATCATCGCAGCCATTGTCGCGCTTATGGCCGACAGGCCCCGCGCCTGATCGCAGTTTGCGATGAACCATTCCACACTCAGGGCGTCGAATAGGCGGTCTTGCGCCGACTTGTCCTGCGCCGTGGCGCTTATCGGCGCCAGCAGCGCCATCACAATAGCCAACCTTTTCATATCGGTTCTCCCTCTCCTGCTCACTGCATAGGGGACGAAAGCTAACGGAGTCCATCTGATGGCCGTCATCACTTCCAAGCTCATCGTGGCGCTGATCGACCAGATCTCAGCGCCGGCACGTGGGGTGGCGCAGGTGGTCAAGAACCTACAGGCGCAGTCGCGCGCCAATGCCATGCAGATGAATGAAATGCGCGGCCAGATGGTCGACGCGGCAGCCGCTGCCTACGCCCTCGGCCGTGCTTTGGCAGATCCGATCGGCAAGGCTGTGGCCTTTGAAAGCGCCATGGCGGACGTCGCGAAGGTTTCCGATTTCAGCGACAGCGGTCTTGCTCAGTTCGGCGAGGATCTTCGGCGCCTCTCGACCTCGGAGATCCCGATGGCGGTGACCGAGCTGGCGGCCCTGGCAGAGAACGCGGCCGCTGCCGGCATTGCGGACAGCGAGCTGCTGGAGTTCACCCGCATGACCGCCAAGGCGGCGCTCGCCTGGGGTGTGTCGGGCGGACAGGCAGGCGAGGATCTGGCCAAGATCAGAGAGGCGCTGCGCCTGACTACTGAAGAGACCATGCTCTATGCCGACGCGATCAACCACCTGTCCGATCGCACGGCCTCGACAGCGCCAGACTTGACGCAGTTCACGCGCAACGTCGCTGCACAGGGTGAATTCTACGGCTATTCCAAAGAAGAAACCCTGGCTTTCGGGGCCGCACTTATCAGCGCCGGCGCCGAGGTCGAGGTGGCCTCGACCTCTTTCCGCAATATGGGCCGGGCACTGACCAAGGGAACAAGCGCCACTGCTGCGCAGCGTCGTGCCTTCCGTAGTCTCGGCCTTGATGCCGCCAAGGTTGCGGCCGGCATGCAGGAAGATGCGGTCGGCACCACAATGGAGGTGATCAACCGCTTGGGGCAGCTGCCTGCAGAGATGCGGGCCGCCACAATGAGCGATCTTTTTGGCGACGAAGCCCGCGCATTGGCGCCACTTCTCAGCAACCTCGACGCCCTCGAACGGACCTTGGGCTATGTGGCCGACGAAACCCAATATGCCGGCAGCGTCTCGGCCGAATTTGCCAAGCGCGCCCAGACGACTGAGTTCAACCTGCAGCGGCTCAAGAACCAGGTCGACGGGGTCGCTCTGGCGATCGGCAATGCGCTGCTGCCCGCCATCAATGGTGTGGCCGCTGCCGTGGGGCCGGTGCTGATCGCCATGGCCGACTGGGCGGCGGCCAATCCGCAGATCGTGCAGGCCATTGTCGCCCTGGTCGGCGGCCTTGTGGCTTTGCGGGTGGCGGCGATCGCCACCCGCTGGGCTTTCCTCTTCATGAAGGGCGGCATTCTGGACGCTGCGCTGGTCTTGGGCCGAGGGGCGGCAGGCTTTCTTGCCCTGATCAATCCGCTCAACCTGGTCAAGAACGCGGTCATGGCTTTGCGCATGGCGCTGATGATGTCGGGCATCGGCCTGGTGCTCGCCGGCATCGCGGCGGCGGGCACGTGGATCTACAACAACTGGGAAGGGCTGGTGAGCTTCTTCCACGGGTTCGGCGCCGGCGTGGTCTCGGCCCTTGAGCCTGTCATGCCGGCGATCCAGCCGATCATCGACGGGGGCGCTGCGATCCTCGACTGGGTGACTGGACTGCTTGGGCCGGTCGACGCCAGTGCCGAGGATTGGCGCGGCTGGGGCGAGGCTGCTGGGTCCGCTGTCGGCAATGCCGTAATGGCGGTGGTCACCAAGGGCGCCGAGATCATCGCCTGGTTCACGGCCCTGCCCGGCGAGATCGCCGGCGCCGTCGCCGGCATGTACGACGTCGGCGTGCAGATCATTCAGGGCATCTGGGATGGCCTGGTCGCCAAGTTCGAAGAGTTGCTTGCCTGGTTCGCGAGCTGGCCGGCCATGATCCTCGAAGCGATCGGCAAGATCGATATCAGCAGCCTCATCATCGCCAACCTGCCGCCGTGGCTTACTCAGCTCTTCGGCGGTGGCGGGGGGCAGGCGAATCCGCTGGCGGATCCCGACCCAAACGCTCTGCCCGTGCCCGGCTGGGACGATGCGAAGGCGGCCGGTGGCTCGATTGTCGGCGGCAAGACCTATCTGGTCGGCGAGGAAGGTCCCGAGCTGATCACGCCTGGCGGTAGCGGCTGGGTTCACACGGCGAAGGAAACGGCAGGCATGCTTGGCGGGCGCGCTGCTGGGGCCTTGTCGGTCAGCTTTGGCGATATCGTCGTGCAGGGTGGCGCGGATCCGCAGGCGACGGCGGAGGCCGTGCTGCAGATGATCGAGAGTCGGGTGAAAGACGCCTTGAGCGGCATCTATGCCGATATCGAATATGCGGGGTAAGCCATGCTCTTCCAAATCGGGCCGCTAACGCTCGACACACTGCCATTCGCGGCCGAGAGTTTCAGCCGCAATGCCGGGGCGGATCTGGCGGTCAAGCCGGTGATGGGCGGTTTGCAGCCACGCGAATTCATGGGCGAGGCCGACGAGTCGATCACCATTTCCGGCCAGCTGCTGCCGACCAGGCTTGGCGGCCTGACCGAGCTGGAACTGGCCTATAGCCTTTCCACCTCGGGCACCAAGGTGCCGCTGATGCGCGGCGATGGCCGGATGCTGGGCTGGTACGTGATCGAAAAGGTGGGCGAACAGCATTCCGACCTCACCCGGTTCGGCGTCGGCTTTGTGGTTCGCTATACCTTGACCCTCACCAAGGTCAGCACCGATGGCGCCATCGGCAGCAGCCAGGCGGGCGGGCTTGTGGGCATGCTGCTCAATCTCTTCGAGGCGCTCTGATGATCACGGTCACTGTCCAACGGCCGCGCACCACGCTGGATCTGCTGCTTTGGCGGCAGCATGGCGTGGCTGGCGCGGCGCTGCTCGAACAGACGCTGGAGGCAAATCCCGGTGTGGCGGATCTCGGCGCAGAGCTGCCGATCGGCACTTCGGTCAAGCTACCGGAGCTGCCGGCGTCCGCGCCGGCGCAAACCACAAAGGTCATTGATCTCTTCGGGGAGGGCTAAGTGCTGTCGCCACCCAAATGGAAAGTGGACTGGCGGATCCTGCTCGACGGGCAGGATCTGACCTCGGCCTGGGCGCCGACGCTGATCGACATTTCGGTCACCGACAAGGCGGGCGAGGCATCGGACAGCTGCGACCTGACGATCGACGACAGCGACGGCAAGGTGCGCATGCCAGCCAAGCGGATGCCGATCGTCGTCATCCTCGACGGCGCCCGCGTGTTCCGGGGCTTTGTCGAAAAGGTGGAAAGCAGCGGTTCGCGCAGCGGCGGCCGGCTGCTCAAGGTCAAGGCCAAAGGTTTTGACACCGGTGGCAAGGCCAAGGAACCGCAGGCGTTCCATGTCGATGATACCGACCTGGCCGGCTATCTCGGAAAGCTGGCCGAGGGTGCCGGCATCGGCATTACCGTCGATCCGGATCTCGGTGCCCTGCAGCAGGATTACTGGGCGGCCGATGGCGAGAGCTTCATCGCCATTGGCGAGCGGCTGGCCCGCAAGTTCGGCGGCACCTTCAAGATCCGCGGCGACCAGGCGATCTTTGCCAAGCGGGGCAGCGGCCAGGCGCCGGGCGGACTTTCGCTTGGCATCACCGAAGCCGTCTTCGGGCAGAACCTGATCAGCTGGTCGATCACGCCCAAGGATCCGCGCCGCAAGTTTTCTTCGGGCCGCGCCCGCTGGTTCGACCGACCAAGCGCATCGTTCAAGGAAAGCGATCTCAACTTCGGCAACGTCGATCTCGACGCGCTGCACCTGGTGCGAATGCTCTCGGCCGACC